CGCCGTATACTACGCTGAGGTCGAGTGCACCGTTCCAGCCGTTTACGTGGCCGTGGCTGGTGTACTGCCATGCTGCGGCGAAGGGCCAATGATGGAGGGTCGGCTGTCTTGATGGCGGATTGAATCCGTAGATGGGTGTCGGGCCGAGCGTGTATGCGGCTATCCAGAGTCCGTAGTTTTCGTTGACGACTGTTGACCAGTCGTATGAGTTTTCAGTGTACTGGTTCATGTAGATGATCGGCTTGGTGCCCCATGCTGCTTCGACTGTGCGGAGCCATGTGAGCGCCCAGTGGGTGTCCCATGGCTTGGATGGTTCCCAGTCGAGGACGGGGACGATGCCTTTGCCGATGTATCCGCGCGTGTGGTCGATGAAATATTGCGCTTCACGTTGTGGGTTGTTTTCCGTGTGCGCGAAGTCGTACACGCCTACGCCTTGTCCTGCTGCGAGCGCATCCTGGACGACTCGGTCACAATCGGGATTGACGTACTTGGTGCCTTCGGTTGCTTTGGCTGTGACGATTTGTGCGCCGCTGGTGGTGACGTTGATTCCGGTTTGATGGCTGGAAACGTCAATCATGTCCGCCGCGTTCGCGGACGGCGTGGCCAACGCGAGTAGGGCGGCGGCGAACACGGCAACTGCGCTATGCGCGGCTGTTGTTGTCCTTGTCATTGTTTTCCTTCCTGTCGATGTTGAAGATGTTGAGAATGTTTGATTCGGATAGCTCCGGGTTGATTTTAATGCAATTCTCCATGATTGAGGTTATCTCGATCAGGCAAATGCCGACGCACACGGGCGTGAAGACGGGGAGTTCGATTCCGAGGTTGATGTAATTTGAACCATATTCGACAATCAATGCCACGCAGATGACGGCGACGTAGGCGAATTTGTGCCCTAGTCCTTGTCTCATTTTCTCGCTGGATAGCTCGCCGTGCATGATGGCGTTGACGACGCCGGTTATGTAGTCGATGAGTGCCAGGAGAAACACCATGCCGATGATGATGAGTTCGTGGGTTGGCATAAAATTTTTCCTCACTTTCTTACGCCTGATTGTTGTAATAAGCCGCCAAGTATCATGCTGAATTCTGCCTTGATTTGCGGTGTCTCGAAACGTAATCTACCGACCCGGTAGGCGTTCAGGATTTTCTGTGTCATGTCGTCGGACCGTTTCAGCATGATGCAATCGTTGTCCACCAGCCGATAGTCAAACGTGAAATCTCTGGTGATTTTAGGCTGTTTTTTTGTGATGATATACAATACTTCATCAGTGTCACTTAACTGTTGGTACACGTTGAAAACACCGTATTCGGATGTCCTTAACGTGAACGCGTAACCTGAGTTGTTGAAATCACTGATGAGAGTATTGGCGTTGTCTCTGAAATCATTGTCGATGGCATAATTCGCATAGTTCTCGTCATATTTCCGTAAAAACCGTCCGAATCTGGACGTGGCGACTTTGGCGCTGAATCCGCCGTAATCAGCCAATTCCACGATGATGAACCCGTCACAATACCGTTGGTATTGCGTGTGACTGTCCAATTGCGGTTTCAGATTGATGTTGAACGCGCTGAAATACGGGTTGGCGAGTGTCACCGCATTACTGCACATGATGACGCGAACCCGATCATTCCAGCGGTCAACGGTATTGTAGAATTCCTCAAGCGCGGTTACTTCCCCGCCAAGATACCGCATGTTGTCGGGGAAGATTTCATCAAAAATAATAGTCCTGACTTTGGGGTATGCGACTGATTTCACTTGACCGGCTTGTGACAGGGCGATGAAATACCCCATCACGTGCCATGTGGGGCGTTTCTTGCCGTGCTTGTCGGTGGTGGCGTCCCTGTCGTCCACCCAATGGCATTCGGCTTGATTGCCGGACACGCGGAATTCCAGATCCGGGTACTGTTCTGCGATGTCTGCGAACCATGTGCCTTTGTTTTTTTGTTCTTCCGCCGTTCGGCGTAGGTAGATGAACTGCCATCGTTTTTTGATCCAATCCCCGATGGCGAGTTTCTTGGCGCCATATGTCTTGCCTAGTCCACGTGCGCCGATGACGAACATCCAAGGCGCATGGTAGGAGAGAACGCGGCCATAGTCGTAATAGTCGTTTTCGCCGATAATCCTCTCCATATTGTCCATTATATCGTATGGCAGTGACGGGCCGGTGGGTATCCATTGGCCTATCTCCGAGTTATTCGGTGATATACCGGCGGATCTCCCAGCGGCTTGCCTTGTTCATACTGCCCGCCGCGGCGACCAGGTTCGGGCCGCTCCCCGGCCCGCCGTGGGATAACGTTTCATCCTTGCCGTCTGCGGTGAACATCTGCACGTGGTCCCACGCCTGCGTGTATGCACCCCAGTCCAGCAACAGCAAATCGGCGGCGTGCGCCATGGTGATGGCGTCCGATACGGATGTGTCTGAGCTGCCGCACACGCGCGTGCCTTTGCCGGCCATCTGCCCCGTCCATGTCCCTACGTCGATGCCCAGCACGTCCTGGTACGCACGCCAGCACACTGAACTGCAATCACCGTACCCGCTCGAATCGGGGTCAAGTCGTCCCGCGCCTTGGGAGTAAGCATATCGGCCTATCCGCGAACGCAGCCATTCCACGACACGTGCGGCGTCCTCGCTGCTGCTGCCTGAGCTGGATCCACCGCCCGTCTGACCGCCGCCCGGCTCGGTGCTCTTCGAAGTACGGTATACCCATGTCTGCGCCGTGCTTTTGACGAACATGGTTGTGCTGTTCCCACTGTGATAGACCAGGTTGTCGCCTTGGAGTTGGATCCACGCAGTACTGCTGGGCTTCCCGTCGATGCCGGGCTGGTCTCCGCCCGGCGTGTCCGATGGTTCGGAGGTCTGGCCGAAATCGGGCGGCGCGCTCGTGCCGTCCCATGCTCTCAACAGGTCATGTGCGGTCGTGTACCGGTTGCGGTACTTCCCCAGCACGCCGTCTGCCAGTATTGTCGTGTAGATCAGTTCCAGTGTCGCCGTGGACGAGCATGACGCGAGTACCCGCTGCGCCCGCGCGGGGGATTGGTGCCAGGCGCACGCCCACATGATTCGTTCTTTGACGTTGGCTGCGGGGAAACCGAAATTCGTCATGGTGGACTGGTAGCCGTTCCAGTCCGTTTCCCACTGCGCTTCCTGGAATTCGTGGTTTTCCTTGCGTTGGGCCCATGTTTTCCACGCATTGCCCTCTGCTGTGGACAAATACCGTGTCGTCCAATTGATGGAATTGTCCTGCACCTGCCGGGCGAGCGTGGGCGCCGCCGTGGCGAACGCCGTCCACCCGTCCGGGTCGGCGGCGCGCCCGCGCTCCAGGAGATCGCGAGCGCGCGTCCCGTACCATTGCATCATGCCCATGGTAATGGCGTCACTGTAATTACAGGCGCCCCAGTCGCAGTTTGATTCCACGGTGCCGATGACGTACATTGCGAAATATGCCGTATTATCCATGAGTCTGTGTAATCCAATCATCAAAAGTAATAGCCATACCGCAATTATAAAGCCCCTAGGTTTTGGCCTAGGGGCTTTTGTATCATTTACAAATCGTATGAAACGTTCAATTGGAATTGACCGGCTTCGAGTGGGGTTGTTATTTTAATTGTCGCCCCTTGGACATTATCATCGATTACGTAAGTTGCCGCGATCGGTTTAGTGCCGTTTGCCATATATCCCGTGACTAGGCGACACGTGTTCGTTGAAGCGAATTGATCGGGAAGCGCAATTGATTTGACTGCACTATCAACATCGGTGACATTACCCTGCAGTGCAAAGTAGAAAGTGCCGTTGTTAACCCACATTCGGGCTGTGCCGTTGTTGATAATCTGTTCTGTGATTTGCGTTGTGGGACCCATGTACACAGTCCCGTCGATTAACCATTGCAGAATCTTGTCGCTGATGTTTTTCGCGCCTGCTTCGGTTGGGTGCAGATTATCGTCGACAACAAATTCGCGGCGGGCGACATTGAATGTCCATGCGCTACGGAAATATGCGAAATTATAGTTGGAAATGATGTTCTGCATTGCCATTGCGACGTAACGGCGTTTGAGTGTGAGATGATAATATCCCGCGCACATTGGTACGAACAGGATTTTGGCGAGTGGGTATGATGTTTGTAACGTTGTGCAAACCTCGCGAACCGCTGAAATAATGTTTGTCAAATTTTCGTCGGTGTCGTTGACGCCACCGACGATAATAATATAATCAGCTTTGAAGTTCGCGGCGATTGCATTATTGATTTGTTGGATGAATTTAACGCCGTAATTCCGTACATAGCCACTGCCTGAAACGCACTGATTCATGAATGTTGCGTTCGGTAGTGCTTGCCTCAAACCTTTTACCCAATTTCCGTGACCCTTCGCGGTTTCATCACCGAAGCTATCACCAATGCAGAGGATATTCGACACGTCAAGTTTGGAGACTCTGTTTTCGACTTTTTCGAATAATGTAGCAATATTATTGCTGTTGGATGTGATTTTATTATATGTTGCGGTTGCTGTATCGGGCGTGATTGATTGCAGATTAGCCAAGCATGTGTTAGTGTTATCGATGTCCGCGCCGAGCGCGACAAGAACGGCTCCGTTATCGTCGGCCTTGCTTGCGGCCTTGTCCCACTTGGCCTTACTTGCGGCGGCATTATCAACCGTGTTGGATCCAAGCAGCGCTCTGACCACTTCTTCATCGTGCGTTTCTCGCGACTCCACGGCTTCGATGCGATTGAGGTGCGTTTCGAGGGTCGTATCGATGGTGCGCATGGAGCCGTTATACCCGTCGCGCAGGTCGGCGGGGTCGGCATCTCCGTAAAGGTTCAGCGCATAGTTATCGGTTTTGTCGTAGATGGTGCTCATTGGTTGGCTCCTTTCGTTTCTCGAATAAGCGTTTCGAGATAATGGATTTTTTGGTCTAGAATCCTCATGGCCTTGTTATATCCGTCGCGCAAGTCCATTGGCGTATCGTCCGTATAGAGCGGTAGCGCGAGGTGTTGCGTCCTATCGTATTGGCCGTTCACTGCTGTTGTGTCCTTTCTCGCGGTGTTACTCGTGGTTCTTCATTACCGAAAATCTCACGATTACCAAGCACCGCCCAAGTGATGCAATCATGCTGTGCCGCCTGCGCCGCGGTCACTGTCGCCATCTGGTCAACCCGCGCGCCGAACACGGCCAGTTCGCGATACATGTCACGCATTGCGTCAACGCTATCAACGAACCGTCCTTGCGTTACGTCATAAATATCATTGGTGAGTTCGAGCTTGCCCAACTTGCTTATGATATCCTCAATCTGTACATCGACTGATGCAAGATGTCCATTGATTTCAGAAATTTCCACATCCGTCTTGTCGGATTCAGACTCCGCCCATTCTTTCACCTTATCTACATATTCCTGCAAGGCGTCAAGATTATGGCGTAGACATTCAATCAACTGCAATGTCGTCAACCCGTCACGATAAGTGAACGGAACAGACGTGGGCACCCCGTTAGATAAGCATTGCCGTGGAATTAATGCGTTAATGGCAACCATGATTACTCCCATTCTCCATAGTTATGGCAGTCGCTGAAAATCGTATCATATGACCCCCACACCTGCATGAAACACGGTTCGAGGCTCCGCACGATTTCCATATCCACGTTGATGATGGCGTGCCGGTACTCTTGAATCAGGCTCATGGCGCTTTGGCTGCGCCCTGTCACATGGCTTTTGCCCTTGGCGTTGGTCGCATCGTGCTGGTAGTCGGTTGCGCTTTGCGCGGTGGTGTGGCTGGTCGAGTCCTGTGAACTGGATGCGGCGCCGCTACTGTCCGCCTGTGATTCGTTCGCGTGACTCGCGTAGCGGGCGAAATCGCCAACCACGCCGGTCTGCGGCACGTCGCTATCAAAACTCTTCGACGTAGTGGTGCTGCTATTGCCCGATTTGCTGGTGCTTGAGCTGGTCGAGTCTTGCGTGCTGGACGCTTTGCCCGATGATTGGGATTCGCTGCCGCTCTCACTATCCGTGGTCATGTCCATAGAGTCCAGCGGATTGTACTCAAGGTCAAGCGTGCGGTAGCGCTCGTTGAAATAGGGCATGATCTCCGCCATGGTCATGCCCAGATAGAAGATGAACTGTTGCGCGGTTTCCTGTCCTATCTCCCGGAGCGCGTAATGTCGGACGATTTTTTCGTTCAATTCCCTGCGGTGGTTTTCATCGTAAATCGGATAATAGTCGGCTGACAGATGTAGCTTGTCGTCCGTATCGTATCCGAATGCAATGAGATTGCCGAGGGTTTCGGTGTACTCTCCCGGCGTTGCCATCGCGTAGGCGCTAAAATCCTGCATTATAATACACCTCCGATACCCGCGTCGTATGAGGCGGGCATGTCAATATCCGTGGTACCGGTCGCGCTGGAATCCAGCGCGTTGGGCACACCGGAACTTTGCGCGTCCGCATACTCCACCCAGATATTAAGCTGCGGCCACAATCGGTTGATTTCCGTCGCCGCCGCCTGTCGCGCCTTGAGGAAACTCAAACGGAACACGTCCACTTTCTCATTGGCTTGCGCCACCTCGTCGGCGATGAGCCGTTCCTTTTTCTCGGTGCCGCTGGACTGGATGCCAAGATACCCCAGCACCTCGTTCGTCACCTGCGTTTTCTGCTGGATGAACTTGTCCAACAGATAGGGGGTCGTGTTGGGCCACGGTTGGAACATGCTGCCCGGATCCAGCGAGTCGTATCCGATGACATAATCCTGCCCGTCCTGCCGCTGCTGGAGCATGTTCTGGACGGTAAGTTTGGTACGGGGGTCGGCGGTGATGATGGTCGGCAGCTTCAGGCTCTCCAAATTCACGTCATACGCCTTGTCGATGTCCGCCAGTCGTCGCGCATACTGCCATAGAATGTCCTTGAACGTCATGCGCATACGATTGTCCCAGATCGGGATACACTCCCGGCCCGCCTTGAGTTGCCGGTAATGATAGTTGACGCCCACCGGTTCGAAGCATGTAGGATTGTTATACACGTTCAATCGGCCTTGATACCCGGCCTGGGTAACAAGGAACCGGCCGATTCGTTTGTCTTCGAAGAAGAGGGCGCAACCGTATTCGCACAAACATATTTCCATCCACCGTTCGTCCACGGTGGGCGGCAATCCACGCCAACTGAACCGGTTCAACGCCAATTCCTCCAGGAGGTGATAATACATCATGTCAAGATCGGCGGCGCGTGCCTTCGCGTAATTCCCCCGCGGATGCAACGCGCCGCCGACCCGGTTTCTCTTCGCTCGACTCATACCGTCATTGTATCATTCGTAGCCGATGCCAGGCAGCGGCTCATTGTCCGCCCAATCGGTCACGCCGACATACTCCGGCTTCGCCCAGACGGTCACGCCACGCTCGAACATCCCCTTGATGGCCAATCGTGCTTGTTCGGGCAACGCGCCCTGGATATAACATTCCTGCATCTGCCAATAGGTGAATTTCCGCATGCATTGCAGACTTGCGGGCGGGGTAAGGAACCGCTGGACGAAGTACCCGAACCTGAGCATGAATTCACCAACGCTACGCAACGCGCTGGGAGCGCATGTACGGAACCGGACCAGAACGCCCATGATGCCGTTGGCGAGGTTGAATGAATCGCCGCCCGCCGCGCCGCTTGTGGTCGGCGGGGTCATCTGCATTTGCTGCACTTGCGCGTTGATCCCGGCGATCACGTTTTCGTAGTCGCCCTCAGCGAAGCGCGTGGCCAGTCGGTAGTTCTGCCCGGCCATAAGGGCGCTTGCCGCGCCCTGGATCTGCTGGGCCCGTTGCGCGTAGGTATTGGCCTGTGCGGTTTGCGCCGCGTTGGTGGCCACACTGTTGGCCGTGTTCGCCGCCGCCATGCCGTTGGCGATGCCGCGGCTGGCTTCCAGCCCCGCATTGGTGATGCCGTTTTGCAGCACCCCGTTGATGGTCCCGCCAATAAGGCCGAGCGCGTCCTCCTTCATTACCGCACCGGCTGCATTGTGGATAAGGCCCAATGCCGTTTGTGCGCTGTTCTGGGACATGTTCAGATCGGTCATCGCGTCGGCGTTCGCCGTCCCGATAGCCAGTGATTGGTGCAGCGAGTTGGCTGCGATGGAGTTCAGCGCGTTGCGGTTGGTGACGCCGAGCTGCGTGAGCTGCTGCTGGGTCTGGATCGCCGTGCCCGCCTGGGATAGGGTGTTGGCGGCGTTCATGGTCGCTTTCTGCTGCGCCCATCCGGCTGACTGCTCCGCATAGGCACGCGTGTATGCGCTGTTGGCCATGGAGAGCGCGGCCCCGTTGTTGACCACCATGAACTGCGGGAAATTCGTGATCCCGAAACTGACATTCAGCATTTCCCCGCCGTCGATCGGCAACCCGGCCCCGTTGCCTGCTGGGGAGGGGACCGTGGCGGCGCCGCCCGCATTGTAGTTCACCGGGTAGAAGTTCAATCGGGGGGATGGCGGCGCGTAGTTCCAAGTTTCGCGGATGACCAGGTCGTCCGACTGGATGTCTTCGGGCCGGTAGATGACATTCGAACCGTTCTGGCATGAGCACTCCACGACACTATACGGGTAGCAACGGAGTTTTTTCAGGTTGCGATACCGGCCGGGGATGTTGAAATGATCCCGGAAATTCCTGATGGTGACAATG